GGTCAAAATCCGGTATCCCCGAAACTTGGCCCACTGAATCCGCGCCCACGCCGCGATTATGCCGAAAAACTGGTTCATACCCCGACCTTTCTCCAGCAGTGGCCGGGCAATTCCCCGTCATCGACTCGATCCTCGTCCAACCACACAGAGGAATTCAGGTCCACAGCCAAAACAGCGCAGGCGTTTAAACGCGCATCCTGAGTTCGCCCGCCGATGATGTTTTTTCGCGACTCATTCACCGCCGCTTTGCACGAAGCGCAGCCTTCAGGCAGAGATTGGTTCTTCGGACACCCGGCACAGATGGCCGCGCGCGCCCTGAAGTCGCCATCGGTCACAAATTTGGGCGGATGGCTCTGCATCGTCTGCTGTCGGCGCGCCATCCAGATCAAAAGTCTGCTCTTTAGGGAAGCTCGCTGGACTTCGGCGGTGTAGGCGGCGTTTTCCTCGGTGCAGTAGCCGGGATTCCGGGCGCAGGCCTGCGAAATCACTTCCTGCTCCACGTTTCCGATGGGAAAATTGTTCCTCTTGCGATAGTTCTCCACCCGCTTTATCACGCCGGGCCACGTATCACCTCGGATCGTGATGCCGTCCGACTCTTTGAAGTAAAATCCGTCTCGGGGAAACAAATTTCGGTTGATCTGTCTCATAAAATGTCAAGGTCCAGCCCTGTTCCGCCGCCTCCGGGAGAGGGCATCTCCTCCCGGTCATTCAAAAAGTCCGTTCGGTTCGATTCGTCGATCTTCACGCCGTTCTGCATGCCTGCGCCGGGCCAGTCGTCTTCCCATCCGCCCGAGGGAACTTCGGATTCGCCCTTCATACTGATAGTTACCGCACTTCCCTTTCTTGCTGCGTGAACAAAAAGCGTTAAAGCGTCCGCATCGTTGGGTGAAGTGAAGCCTCGGGACTCGTAATCCTTTTTCGATTCCACTTTTAGTTTCTGTCCGCCGGTCCGCATCAGTCGTTGGGTGAGTTGTTGGCCGAGCTTGGTCATGTCCATCGTAGGAGAAATCACAAAATAGCCGAACTCGCCCCACTGCCTCAGAGCAAACCACAACTCGGTGGCCATTCTTTCGTATTGCTCGTAGCAGGTCTTGGTGTCTTCGAGCATCATCTTGTCTTTGCTCGCAGATTCCGAATAATTCACGTCGTGAATTTCGCTCGACCAGTCGTATTTAATCAGGTCAGCCACGCCCGCGCCGTGCCCGGTTCGATCACACGCGAAAAAGTTGCCCCGCACACCGGCTTTTTTGTTGAAGTCGATCACGGCGGTCTTCATCGCCACCGTTTCTCCCTTCGGCAAGGTGAAAAGCTTGTCCGCTTGGAGACCCCAGCGGGCCACAGAGTTGCCCCGGTCATCCTTGAACTTTACCACGTTGCCGTCCGGGAACTGAACCGAGGGCGCAAAGCGAATCCCCACTGCGAGGCCCCACTTTCCAAGCACGTAAATGCAATCATCGCCGCCATCGAGCGCAAGATCGCAGCCTCCTACGGGCACCGGGGACTCCAGCCAGATAAATTCCGCTCGCATGCGCTGAAGCATGCCCGGCGGTATGACGGTTAGCTGAGTGCCCTGCTTGGGATACATGCCCCGGCCCATGGTCATGTAGCCTGCGGACTGCCTGCCGCCGGAACTGTTCGCAATTCTGCTGAGACCTTCGCGAGATTGCAGACCGGGATAAATTATTTTTCCAGTTACTACGTTCTCGCAACGTTCCGCATCGAGCCTCAGAACATCCCAGCCGCGCGTCGAGACCCACCTGTAGTGCTCGTCCTCGTTCAGATTGGCCCAGCCGAATGAGGGCTCCGCATGTTTTGCAACTTCGTCGCCGAGGTTCGATGGGTTGTAAGCGCCGAAAATCTTGAAGCCCCCGTCGCCGCTGATTTCAGAAAGCACGTTATCAATGTCGTGCCAGATTCCCATCGGCACGTTCTCGATCTCGTCAACGAAAATGAACATTCGAGACAAGGGACCGAACCGGGGATGTATTTGCTTTCTCGGCTTTCGGTGACCGCCCTGTAGTCGGCCCGCCTTCTTCGTGTTGCTGCGCGGAATCACGATGCCCCGGATGGAGCCCAACTGATTTCTTCGGTCCATGCCGATGAAAAGGTCACCGGTCTCGCCGGGCATCGGAAGTGAAGCGCCCGAATGGAGCGAAATCAGGTGAGAGAAAAGGTTCTGCTCAAGGTGATCCTCGCTGGGGCCGACTACACGAATGCTGGTCCACTCCGGGTCACGCAGCCATTCGAGAAATAGCCGGACGCCGATGGAAAAAGATTTGCCCACCGCTGCGGCTCCCATAATGAGCCCCTGCGAAGAAGTTTCGAACAAGTTCCAAACATCCTTCACGCTCTGCGGGTCGGCAGTGAACTGGTTCGGGGACCAGAGGATTTTGGCGGCGTAACTCATGCCGCCGTTGTTCATTATCTCATGAAGAAAATACTGGAGGACGGGGTAATATTTTTCCGGCTTTGAATCCTCGTCGAACCGGATGCCGAGAGAAAAAGCTTTGGAGATTTCCAGCGCACCGAGCCATGGTTGTTTCGCATGGACGAGCGTGGCGACCTGAATCGCAAGATCAGCCGTCTCCTGCGTCATACCCTCCGGCCACAGTTGAGAATCTGCGCCTCAGTGGTGCCTTCGGGAAAAAGAACCACGGGAGCTTTCTCCCAGCCGGACGAGCCGAACCGGGCGTAGGAAAATCTCTGTCGGCGGACCTTTCCCTTGGTGAGCGAAAAGTTAATCAGCCGGGGAGGGTGAACCGGTAGTCGGCTCCGGCGGGCTTTGGCAGCGGCGCGAGACGAACCCCGTTTTTGAATCTCCTTGGCGGAGATGATGCCGGGCTCGAAGCCCCGGGAGCGCCAACTGCGTTCCCAAACCCGATAAAGACCCGCTTCGGCGGGGGAATAGACCGTCAGAATCCTCATTCTGACATAACAGTTACCAGAAAATAACGGGTATTGTAAAAAAAGAGCCGGAGAAGGGTTTCGAGGCCCAATCTCCGGGGGTCCTGTTTCTTTTTCAGCCCAATCGGACCCCTATGGGCTGCTTCATCTCGGTGCTTCCCCGGAAAGCTCCGGACCGAGTTCGAAATTGAACTGGGAGGCATGGGTCCGGTAATGCCGCCACCCGACTGCCTAGCCTGCGCCCTACACTGCAACCGCATTAACCGGATTTCTACCGGACAGGCCACGTTGGTTTTGAACGCCCCAAAACTGGGAGCAGGGGAGGGATTCGAACCCCCGACCTTCACGTTATGAGCGTGACGAGCTAACCGGACTGCTCTACCCTGCCGAAATTGGTGGCTTGCTAGGAATCGAACCCAGTTTTATCCTACTTCGTTCAACGTGCGCTTATAGCCAGTATCACACATCTCCCTTTTCGGCTTTTGTTCAGCGAGCCCTTGCGGGGAGCCTATCCGATTCGCACGGAAACCGACTTTCAAGCCCATAAATTTAGCGGCGCAGAGGTGGATTCGAACCCCCCGACCTTAGACCTTAAACGGCCTTTGCTCTACCATTGAGCTACTGCGCCATCAAAGAACAAGGAGGGTTAACGGGGACTACCCTCCGGGAGTATGAATTAAGCACCGGTCTGATTTCCGACCTCACCGCTCCCTCCCCCTTCGGGGGAAAAATTATTTACCGTTCTTCATGTCCAGCTCCGCGCCGTTCTGAATGCGAGCCCTACGCAACTCCGCCGATTCTTCCTTCAAAAGGTCCGGGTGTATTTTCAGCGGCTTGCATTTGCACTGGGGCTTGCACCCCTTCTGCTTGAGATACTGTGTGTAGGCTCCGCGCATTTTTCAACCTTTCTCTTATTCGGCGTTCACTATAAATCGAAAACACGTTTGCCTTTGTCCACGCTTTCTTGTGCCGCGTAACAAGGCCTCGACCATTCAACATATCCGCAATGGCCACAAACGACAACCCCTTTTTTTCATGAAGCTCGATGATCTCCATTTTGATCTCGTGCTCGTCGAGGTTGTGCTTGCCGTAGCGTTTCTTTCCCTCGCAGGTGCCGTTCAAACGGCGAAGCCGGAGCCGGGCGGCGTGAAGCTTTTTCACCGTCACCGATTTATCCCACTGCGCCACTGAGGCTAAAATCTGCCGGAGCATCACGCGCGTGGGATCGCCCTCATTGCTCGCCATGTCGTTAAGTTCGCTCTGGTCGGAGCAGAAAACCTTTATGCCTCGGGCGCGGCATTCTTTCAACAGAAATTCGGAGACCATCAGATCGCGAGCCAAGCGGTCCATCCGCTCGACCACAATCGCATCGACTGAAAAAAGTTTCTCGATCATTTCGGAGGCAGCTACGGGCTGGCGGAGCAGTTCGACCTTCGAGAGCATCTCGGCGAACTTGGGCCGGTCCATGCCGTCGATTGTTCCAGAGACGCCCTCCTCGAAAAATTCGCCTCGCGAGGTCAGGTTGTGCTTGGCGCAGAAGTCCGCTATGGCTTCGCGTTGCCTCTGCGGACCGTCCTTGTCCACTTGCCCAAGGCCCGACACTCGAATGTATCCAAAAATATTCACTTCAGGAGCTTAACACACTCTGCAACGGCTGTCAAATTGTCTTTCCATTCGGTGTAAAAACCGCCCTGACCGGCGCGATACCAGCCGTCCGGGGACTGCTGCACCGTCCAGCCGCGTGACTCGATCTCGCGAATATTTTCCGCGTCGTTCGAACGTTTTCTTTCTTTCATAAATTGGTGCGGTCCCGGGGAGTTAAACCCCGAACGTCAGAGCGGATCAACCTACTCACCACACGCAGGCTTTCGGTCACCCCGTCGTGTCTCTGACGTATCCACATCACCGCAAAGCGGTTCAGGTTCACTGCGCCCATCTCGGCATTCTTCAACAGGGAACTCTTTCGAGTGCGCCTGCGGCATCTCAGTTACAGCCGAACCGATAAATCGAGGTTGGTTCGGGTGCCCGGCTACATCCAGTCCCGGCGGCTAGTCAAGGGCCTCCGCAACCTGCCGGGCACTCTCGATAATGCCGAACCAACCTTACAGCACAATAACACAAGCACCGAAAGGCGCAAATCCTTTCGGTGCCGAAAGTGAAGGTATCACTCCGCCTAATGCAGAGTATTACGTCCCTATGAACTTGATGAACTGGAGCAGCACCGAGATGGGTCTCAGCTTCGCGTTCTCTTTGAAGTTCCCCGCGCCCTGAAAGCCGGTGGAATCCGCCACGCGCGCGACTCGCTCGATGATTTCGGCATCGAACGGAATCTCCACTGCGTTCTCTTTAATCAGCCGGTCAATCGCGGCCTGAAGTGCATCCTTGTTCGCTTGTGATAATGTAGCCATGTCGCAGTAACAGTTACCTGAAAAAAGTTTGTTGACAACTAAAAGCCGTGTGCTAGATTGGGGTATGATTGAAAACGCTTATTTGGTTCTCTCGGTGAAAGAAATCCGCCGGATGCTTCTCGCGGCGCGGGCTTCGCGCAAAATCTCGTCGTCCCGGCTGGGCCACGACGTGGGCGACAAACACTGTATCGTGCTCGAAGGGCTAACAGTGGCGAGGATCGCCCAAGGCGACAACGAATTACAGGTGACCTCTTCGTCCGTCGCCGATGCCGTCGCCCATATCGAGAACCGCAACAAACTCGGCTAATGAACCCAAAAGCACTCGAAATAATATTGTCTGAAGCTCTGCTTCACGGCAGTCACGCCCAAGACTGCGCGTTTAAACGCGCACAAAAGCTGGAGAACCTTCCTGCGCGGCATCCCCGGCATCAGTCGGCGAATGTGAACTTGTGCGATTGCTGGAAGAAAAAAGCTCTGCGGATGCGCCGAGCTTTGTCTAGGGTCGAGCCGAGTCCAGCGTAACCCGCTCCCGGGCGGCTAAGCCAGCCACGGTTTTGTCCGAGGGACAATACTTTCCGACGATGGACCAGTCCATGTGGTCCTTGGTGGTCTCAGCCAGCAGCAGCCGGACCGGAACATAGCAGGCGATCCCGAGCTTGCCCTGTTCGGGGCCACCGACCACCAGCCCAATAATTCCCCGCGAAGAAAACACCGGACCGCCAGAACTGCCGGGGCAAATCACCAAGTCCGATTGGTCTGTCAAGTCCCAAGGCCAGCCCGGCGCAACTGAGCGGTTGAGGTTCCGCTGCGATATGATTCCCTGCGTTAAGCTGGTATCGAAATCCCCGAGCAGGTTGCCGACATGAAAAATTGGCGTCCCGATGGGGTTGTCCGTCAGATCGAACTCTGCGTAGCCATACAGTTCGAGGGAGCCCTCCACCGATACCAGAGCAGCGTCACATTCGGAGCGATATATCACTGTGCCGGGAGAAATCACCTGCGTGTATTTTCCGTTCGAGCCGTGGTATACACGAATCGCCGAGACCTCATTCACGCCCACCACCGCATGTTTGGCGGTCCATGCGAAAAGGCGAGGTTGTCTGGTGTCGATTGTGATCCGGCGAATCAGAACTCCGGTGCCGGTGCCCGCGCCCTTGATCTTCACTGTAGCGGCGCGCGGCGCTTCGTAGCCCACGTTCGCTCTCGGCGCAAAGAACACCAGAGCGATCAGGGTGAGAATGGACACCACGGTCACACCGGTGGCCCATGCACGATACTGTTTAAACGTCATTTCGCTTCTCATGTGGTTACAGTTAGTGCATTGCTGTTGGGGGAATCAGTCGGATTCACTGCGGTTGCGCCGAAGCTCTGCACCGAAAACTCGTATTGCTTCCCGGCTTCCAAAAGAATATTCGCCTGCGAGTCGCTCCACAAAACGAGGGCCGAGGTCGAATCAGCCGGGGCAATCCCGGCGAGCTTCCACTCCGTTTGTCCGAGTTCTCGGCAGTAGATTTCAATCTCGGTGTATGGCAACCGGTTCTCATTGAGAGTCCAAGCGAGACTCACCACGATGTTGGTTGAGATGGGTGTGGCGCTTACGAGCGTAGGCGCGAGCAAAGGAACTTGAGTGGGCATATTTTTAGTTGATTAAGACTACGCACCCGTTGCTAGTCAGGTCCACGTAGTCTGCGTTTGTGATGCCCCCGGTGGGAGAGGCGTTTGTTCCACCATTTAGAAGGATTGATTCATTCGCCAGTGCAGAAAGATTGCAGCGTCTCAGTATTCCGTCAACGCCCGTGCCTGCTGCGGCACTGCCGACTGTTACGGCGCAATTGCTGAAGTCACAACTAAAACTGCCGTCATTAAATTGCACATTGGGAATCGAAACGGTGGCGAGCACCGTGCAGCCGGACATTATCAAATCCGAGTTTATTGTAACTCCGCCGCCGATGCTCAAGCTCGTCAAAGAGGTGCAGTTTGCGCCCATGATGCCGCCGCCCATGCTGGATAACGCAGGCAGAGACACCGAAGCTAAAACGGGGTCGGCGCTGAAATCAATCTGACCTCCTACGGTTGAGAGCGAAGTCAGCGTGAGCGTCGTAAGCGCATTAAGACTGTTGACGGTGAAATTGCCTGTGATATCTGCAAGCCCGCCGAGGCTAACGGTGACGATAATTGTGTTGCCCGTGAAGTCGATATCACCGTTCACAAAGTTCAGTGCGGCAGCTACGATGGAAGTGATACTTCCATTATTCATCAGGTTAAGATTTCCCGAAACAGTGGTCAGCGACGGTAATGAAATCGTCGCGAGTCCGGACGCACTGATTGACAAATCCCCGGTGGACGCCAGCACCGGCAAGGATAAAGTCACCATGTCGGAATTGCTATCGCACAGAAAAGCTCCGGTCACGCTCGTGAGCGTGGCGAACGAAACCCCGGTGGCCCCCAAGCTCTGAAGAAAAGCATTGCCAGTTATGAGGCCCAAGTTCGGCAAGCTGAGATTGCCCACAAAAGACGCAAGCGAATTGAGATTGAACTCGCCCACTTTTCCACTCAGGGCACTCAGATCAAAACCGGTTGCGGTAACAGCGCCCGAAAGGTTCACGTCCACATTCACAGTTGTGAGTGATGGGAACAAAAGGTCACTAAGCGAACCTGCGTCGGTGACGAACAAGTTCTCTCGCACAAAGGAAAGCAATGGAACGTTCAGCGTAGTTAGCGATCCCTCGCTTAGCAAAGCCAAGGTCCCCTGAACCGCCTGAAGCTTGGGCAAGTCCACTGAGGTGACTCCCGACGCCACGGTGGTGAAGCCACCCAGAATCACGACTAGTGTGGGGTAATTATATGTAAGAGCGCCGAGGGCTCCAAGATATCGGGCTGCGCCTACGTCATTCGTGAAAGCAGAAGAACCGCCGCCGTTCGTGGCGCGCACTTTGTATTGCCACACATCGCCGTCCGTAACAGCGCCGCCGTTTCCCGCGTCATTATAGCTGTTCGCCAAACCAGACACGGTGTCGTAAAGGTTATATGCGGCTCCGTTTAAGCTGACCCAGATTTCGTTCGTAGTGGCGGCAGGCGCAGCGTTATTGGTCCAAGACAGAAGTATGCTGCCGAAATCAGAGCCGAGACCATCGAGCGTAAGAACAGAGGGCGCAGCGGGCGGGGGAGGCGGCGGACCGGAACTAAGAGTCGCCGGGGAGCCCTGCGAGAAGACCTGATTTTGAATCTGGTTTATCACTTCTCACGGGGTGACAGCGGATCGGTAAAGCTCGCCGGAGCCGGAGGTCAGCTTGAACGAAGTGAACGGGCCGTAAATTCGATCCCCGGCTTTGACGGTCTGACCCGCGAGCGAGCCGGTGGAGTAACCGGTCTTGTAAGTCGCAGACGCGACAACCACGTCGGTAAGAGCATGGAAAATCCACCAGTTGCCGGTCTTGGTGCTGGTGTCGGTCACGATATCAACCCCGGCAGTGCCGAGCCCGGAGGCCAGCAGTGAGGCGATTTTGAAAAGCAAACGTTGTTCTGTGTCCTGCGGATCAGGCCGGACGCCGAGTTGAACAGTGGGCGGTGTTGGTGCTGCCATATCGGTTTAACAGTTACCGGAAATCGAGCGGTCAGTCACAATATTTTGAATCGGGACACGAACCGGTCTGAAATTGAACTGAAGCCCACCAGATCGCCGCCCAAAAGGACGGACTGATAAAAGAGAAACTTCAGCAGGCGAAACTTGTCCCCACGGCTAAGCTGGGAAAAGTTTGTGATGGTGAGCGTGGCGCACGTCCTGAACCCGTCCTGCGTTTTCATTCCGGATTGCAGAACCACTCCATGATGTTCGCACCAAAAGAGTAGGCGTAAGTGGAAGAGCAGTAGTGGTGGATTTCAAAGCGGGTTTTGTAACTGCCGTTGCCCGTGTTGCCGTAGTCAACCCATTCGGCCCCGTTCGGCGGAATGGAGCGGAGCCGTAAAACGTGGTTGCTACCATTCGTGGCGCAGTCAGACAAGGTGATCGTCACGACGTCGTTTTCGCAACACGTAATCTCGGTGTCCCAGTATCCGCGCGCCCATGCGCCCGTGGGATCGTGGTTCACATTGTTGGTGCAGAGCAGCGTGGCACTGGTGATGTATGGCACAGAGCCGTTCTGGCAACTGACGAGAAAATTGCAGCCGCCGATGGCGTCCGCCTTTTTTGTCGCGAGCAGAGTGAGTGAAAGAAAAGCGAACAGCGTGGAGAGAAAAAGGAGACGTGGTTTCATTGTGTTTTTGATCTTTCGGCTAGGGTTGCTTCGAGTTGTTTCTTGGACCGCCGACCTTGGAGGTAGAGGCCTGCGTGGAGCGGCTTGCCGCTGGCTTGAGTCAGGCTCAGAAAATAAAAGGTTGCGCGGGTCTTTACCCAGCCCCCATTGGTTGAGTATCCCCCGGCGGGATAACTGGTGCAGACCAGCTTGTCATTCCAGCAATGGATTCGAAAAATGCGGCCAGAACATTACCGGGCACGTTATCGGGCCAGCGGGGTTTTTTGGCAGGCGCATTCCTCCGAGCTTCAGCAAGCTGGTTCTGCAACTCCGCGACTCTCGGGGCTCTCTCGTCCCGGATCGTGTTCAGCACCTTCCGAACCCGAGGATCGCAGCAGAGGTTCATGAAGTCCTGAAGACGGTTCAGTTCGTGCTTGATCTTGGAAATCTGAGGCTTCATCAGCGTTCGGGACTTTCGATCTGGAGTTTGTCGTGCGGGTGTTTGCTGGAGTAGTGGTCGTCGAGATAGAAGACCGCCCATGCGGCGGCGGCTACGACGGCGATTGCACCTACGATACAGAGGGCAATCACCGGGTCCCCGTCGCTCATAAAGAGCAAGACGGCTGAAATCACCGCAAGTCCAGCGAGCACCGCGATTACCCAAGCTAAAATCAGAATCATATTTTTTTTTAGTTGGCGGAGCCGGTCAAAATGAAAACCGGCTCCGCCGTTGTGCGGGTTTGGTTAATTAGTGACCGTGGCCGGGATTATTGATGTGGCCGGGCGGGACGTGCTGTCCTCCGCCTGCTCCACCATTTCCTCCGCTACCACCATTTCCTCCGCTGCCTCCGTTGCCACCAGTCGCATTGGAATTACCGCCGTTGCCTACGGCTACCGAGTCAGACCCGGCGGAACTATTTACGGTTTCGGAACTGGGCCGGAGCCTGCTGCCGAAAAGATACGAGCCAGCGACATTAGCGCCGCCGTTCACCAATGCTGTCCCGAGGCCCGGGGCAACGCCGGTCTGCGCACCGACAAGCTGGTCCGTCTCCGAATCATAGATCAGGAAACCGGCCACGTTCGGCGTGTCGAGGCCGCGAACCTTGACGACCACAATCTGGTAGCGTCCGGTCCGGCCAATGGTCCCGAGGGGAGCCACATAACTGGAAAACAGCTTGGCGTGCTGCTGCTTTTCCACCGGGGAGGTGGGCGGCAGCGGGCGGGGGTGAGAAAGCAGCCCGGCGCTGCCTTTGTCCTGCGCGGAGGCAGTGAGTGTGATGGCCGCGAGAAGCAGGCCTGCGAATGTGCGTTTGATGAATCCCATAATAACTTTCAACTGATTTTGTTTGTTTATAACGGTTAACTAACGTTCGTAACACTTTACTACACTGAAAACGGTTTGGCAACTTTTTTCTTCAGAATCTTATAAGAGCATCCGCAAGAGCGGCGGCGCAGATTTTCGACGCAGTGGATGCGCCCTGATAAAAAGCCCAGTCAGAGACTTCGCCTTTCGCCAAGTGCTTCCTGCTTTGGCGGGCATTTGTTTTGGCGCGGTCTTTGAAAAGCTGGATCAGGTGCTTGAAGACTTCGCGCGGTATCGGCTCAGAAGAATGGCGTTTCTTGCTCATGGTAGTTCAGTAGGAGCTTCTCGATTCTGCGGGGGGTTTTCCGTTTCTTCACCGATCTTCCGGGCCACTGCAAAAAACTCCTCAATGGTGGAGTTGTAAAAGTTCTGGCCGTTTTTATTCATGGCCCGGATGCACTTGACCACGCAGTTCGCGACGTCGATCATCTCGACCATCGGATCAGGTTTAGGCACACACTCAAAAGCAGCACACGTAAATACAGGGATGGTGCTGTGCCACTGGAGCGTAGCAGGCTGACCGCAGCTACAATACACCGGAGACTCAACGCCGGTTTGGAGATCGATATTAGTGAGTGGTTTCATGTGGCGCATTTGTCCGGTATATGCTGGTCAGGGCTCGATGGAACAATCCAGACCTTGACCGGCAGTTGAACTGCCAATAGGGCGCGGACGTAGATATCCAGCATTTCAGTGGAGCTATAAAGGACCCCCTCCCGGCGGCTGAGTTGAAGCAGGCCCTTGTTAATAAAAGACTGCGCCGCATTCGGGGACAGCGGTTCTCCGCTGCTCTCGTGCGTCCAGTCCTCGGTGCCGGTGACGAAGTAGTGAAGACAAACCTTCAGTTCGAACGGGCTCATGCTCATAGTTCGTGAAGTAAGTCGTGGGCTATTCGTTTGATGCGTAACCGCTGACAATATTCCTTTTCAAGTTTCTGGTCCGTCCTGAGAGCAAAACTCACGGCAGAAGATTCCCGGCGAAAACTCACGAAGCGGGCTCCCCCACGGTGGCGGCAGAAAATCGCTACCGAGGTCCAGCCGCCGGACTTGCTAAGAACCGCAATGCAATAGTCCAGCCAGAGCACCCGGGCGTTTTTGATTTCCTCGACCCGTTTCATACTTTGGCCTTGCGGACAATGCGCCGGATATCGGCGAACTTGTTTGCATCATTGAACTGCGCAAACTGAATCGCTCTTCCAACAGCGGCGCGAATCGCGTTCCAAGCAGCGATCCGTTCCGCGTCGTTCGGGTAGCACTTTTGAACCGCGCCGACCAAACACCACCGGCAGGCCTTCGGATCATGGGGCGACGTGCCATCACCGCTGCTGGTCCGGGCGGCGGCACCTCGGGTCCAGCGGGCAGGCGAACTGAGAAGCTGTGATACTTTCATACGTCAGCGAGTCGAACCACCCGTTTCACTTCCTCGAAAGTGGTGACGGGGCTGTCATTGAACCCGGCGAGCGTGGTCTTGACCGGGACCATTTTCTTGCGCTGCCATTCAACGAGGCGGAGGCGTGCTCGGCGGGGGAAAAGCTTCGTGATGAAGTAGAGGAGTCTCTTTTCCACTTCGTCTCTCTTTGGCCCCGGAGGATAGCATTTGTAAAGAGCGCCCATCAAACACCAGCAGCAGGCCTTTGACTCAGAGGAATCAGCGCCGGGTATGCCAGCGGACACGCCCTTTTTGTCTCGGGACCAAGTGCCCTTGGTCCACCGGGATTTTGCTCTGAAAAGTTTTTTGATCTTCATACTGGTTATACGTTTGCAGCGATGATGACTTCGCGGAG